TTAATGTTGGTCCTTGGGGGTTTCACACTAATATGGAAGATACCAAGGAACCAGAAAAGGTAAAAACAATATTACATATTGCACAGACTGGAAAGCCTGGAAAAGTAGATGAGCAATACATAGATGGGTACACCGCTAAGTTATTGGTCACCGTGATGCATAAATTAACTACGGAAAACAGAAAAAAGTTCGTAAACGAATCCATTGATAAGATGGTCGCAGTCGCATATAAAATGGTCACAAAATAATTGGAGGTTGTATGTACGTTGAAGTTAAAGGTGATAAGCAAGTAGATTTAGATAGAGCACTACAACAGTTTACAAAACAAGTAAAACGTGCTGAATTGATGGAAGACTTGAAGAAGAAAGAATTTCATATGAAGCGGTCAAAACGACTCGCTAAAAAACGTCAAGACGCCCTTCGTCGTAGAAAACGAGAAGAGAGTAAAGCACAGAAGAAGCAGAATAATACGTTTTAGTTAAAAAATGACGTTTTTAAAAAAACAGTAATATATATTTAATAGTACACCTCTAGTGGGGTGTGATTTTTGTTATACCATTACGTATTAATGACTTAAAATAGTCATTCTTTCTCATCAGGAGAGATTTTATATGGCAACATCGGAATTCACGAACAAACTTCTTCGTGAAGCAATCGCAGATGCAGAAGCAGTTCGTCAAACTGCAATTGAAAATGCAAAGCTTTCACTAGAAGAAACGTTCACACCAGCAATTAAGTCTATGATTTCACGTAGACTCCGTGCCGAAGCAGAAGGCATGGAACATGATGACGAAGAAGAAAAAGAAGCACCAGAAGCAGAAAAGGAAACTCCAACTGCTCCAAAGACGGAAACTGCTAAGGAAGTTGGATTCCAAGATGCAGAAGGCGAACATAAGTCATCAGAAGTCCCAATGGATACTTCTGATATCGGCGCAGGTGACAACAAGGAACCATCTGCCGAAGCAGAAGATTCATCAGAAATCGGCGACGGTCCAGAATCTCATCATGATGGCGAAGAAGGTTGGTATGAAGATTGGACAGAAGCAGATTTTGACCTTGATGAAGTAATCAAGGAATTAGAAGAAGATATGAAGGCCTTCGGTAAAGAAGAAGGTGAAGAGGAAGAAGTAGAAGAAGGTTGGAGTGAAGGTATGGAAGGCGAAGAGGAAGAAGAAACCGACGAAGCATATCCAGCAGAAGAACCAGAAGCAGGTACACTTAAGCCAGAAGTTCCAGCCAAATCTTCACACATTGGCGAAGAAGATGAAGCACATACCGCAGCAGATGTAAATAAGTTTGTCACCGACCCAGCAACTCCAAAGTTGGAAGGCGAAGAAGGTGAAGCAATGAAAGGTCACGAAGAAGAAGGTGAAGAAGAACTTGATTTAGAAGAAATTCTCAGAGAATTGGAAGCCGAAGATGAAAAGGAAAAGGCATCATCCGAAAAAATGGCTTCACTTGAGAAGGAACTTGCAGAATATCGTCAGGCTGTTCAGCTCCTACGAGGCAAGCTACACGAAGTCAATCTTCTCAACGCAAAATTGTTATATACCAACAAGATTTTCCGTAAGGAAGGGTTAACCAATGAACAAAAGGTCATGGTCGTAGAAAACTTTGACCGTGCAACAACAGTTCGTGAAATCAAGATGGTCTATACAGTTTTGGTAGAAACATTAACTTCAGCAGCAAAAGTAGTAAAGGCAACCAAGTCAACAAAGAAGGTTGTCGCTGAAGGATTAGCAAGTAAGGCAACTCCTTCAACCGCACCAAAGGCAGTATCAACTGAAATTCTTTCAGAAAATTCAGTTGCAAAGCGTTTACAACAACTCGCAGGTCTTATCTAACCTCATAGGAGAATAACAAATGTCCGACGTAATGAACCTTATCAGTGAAGCCGGTTCAGCACACAAGGTAATCACTGAAGAATCCCGCAAGTTAGCAGGTAAGTGGGAAAAGTCTGGCCTTCTCGAAGGCTTACAAAGTTATGACAAGCAAGCAATGGCAGTCATGCTTGAAAACCAAGCATCACAATTGCTTCAAGAAACATCATACACCAACCTTGGCGGCACCTCAGGTGAACAATGGGCAGGTGTAGCACTTCCATTAGTCCGTAAGGTCTTCGGCTCAATCGCAGCTAAGAACTTCGTATCAGTCCAACCAATGAACCTTCCTTCAGGACTTGTGTTCTACATGGACTTCAAGTACGGAACAACGGTTGGTGGAAAGACCAGTGGTAACTCAGTATATGGTGACAGATTGTCATCTGCATTCTCATCATTCGGCAACCAAGATGTTGGCGGATTATACGGTGCAGGCGCATTCGGTTACACCATTAATGACGCAGCATTAACAGGTCAAAATGCAACAACCGCATCAGTATCATTCTCAGATGTAAACTTTAACCAAGATTACGTAGCAACTGGTTCATACCGTAAGTTCACCGTAACTGGTTCAGCATTTACCAACCCTGACTTCCTCGCAGTACGTACATGGACAGTATCAGGTTCAGGTGTCAATTTCGGAACCAAGTTAGTTCCAGAATTCACCAAGTTCAACGTAGCAACTGGTAACGTAGAATTTATCGTAGAAACCACAGCAAATGCAGTACTTGCACGTGTTGACTACAGTAAGCAACCAACAGACACCACACGTGGTGACTTTGAAGACACAGCAGGAACGGGTGCAGATATCGGTATCCCAGAAATGAATCTTGAACTTCGTTCAGAAACCATCGTCGCAAAGACACGTAAGTTGAAGGCAGTCTGGTCACCAGAACTTGCACAAGACTTGAACGCATATCACAGTGTTGATGCAGAAGCTGAATTAACAGCAATGTTAAGTGACTATATCTCAGCTGAAATCGACCTTGAAATTCTTGATATGTTAATTCAAGCAGCACCAAGTATCACAACCGAATACTGGTCAGCAGAAATCGGAAGTGTATGGAACGGTTCATCATTCGCAGCTTCTTCATTTGCAGGAACTGCATGGACCAACATGACCTGGTTCCAAACACTTGGTCAGAAGATGCAAAAGGTCAGTAACAAGATTCATCAATTGACCATGCGTGGTGGTGCAAACTTCGCAGTTGTTTCACCAACCGTCGCAACAATCCTTGAAACCATCCCAGGCTTCCTTGCAGGAACCGATGGCGACAAGATGGAATTTGCAGGTGGCGTAACTAAGGTTGGTTCATTCCAAAACCGTTACACAATCTACAAGAATCCATACATGAAGGAAAACATCATGTTGTTGGGCTTCCGTGGAAATAACTTCCTCGAAACTGGTGCAGTATATGCTCCATACATCCCACTCATCATGACACCGTTGGTCTATGACCCAACGAACTTCACACCACGCCGTGGCGTGATGACACGTTATGCTAAGAAAGTTGTACGTCCTGAATTCTTCGGTAAGATTCTTATCGACAAGCTCAACCTCGTCTAATCTGACTGAGAGAGCAGCATAACAGGTAATAAATTGGGTGGCCGAAAGGTCACCCTTTTTATTTCTATACGGTCAAAATATGAATTAACAGTGAAATAAAACTATTTATTACTAGTCCCTTAATAGAGAGTATTATGGAAACACAAGAACCAATTTTTTACGATGGATATCCAAGTAACCCAGTAGGGGTAACTCCTTTTGGATTCTTTGATGCAGATTCGGAATTCCAATCTGATGCTCCAAAAGCAGCAGAGTGGGTTGCAAGAAAATTGGGATATCCTGTAGTTGAAGTTGAATTGATTGATAAACAGATTTATGCGTGTTTTGAAGAAGCAATTACCGTATATGGAAATCAAGTTAATCAATTCAATGCACGTGAATATATGTTAACATTACAAGGTACGTCTACTGCTAATAATGCAACTCAACGTAACGTAATTGGTTCATCAATACCTCAACTTGTAAGACTTGCCGCAGATTACGGCACAGAAGCACAATCAGGCGGAAACGTAGATGTCAAGAAAGGATATATATCTGCTTCACAAGGAACACAAAGTTATGATTTAAAGACCTTGTGGGCAGATGTAAGTGAAAGTGGAAAAAAAATAGAAATTCGTCGTATGTATCATTATATGCCACCCGCAATTGCTCGTTACTATGACCCATTTGCAACAACAGGTCTTGGATTGACAAACTTGATGGCAGAATTTGGATTTGACGGATATTCGCCACCAGTCACCTTCGTGATGATGCCTGCTTACGAAGATTTACTCCGTATTCAAGCAATCGAAATTAATGATATGATTCGTAAGAGTCAATATGGATTTGAAATTGCAAATAATGTAGTCAGGTTTTCTCCAGTATTTAAAGAAAGTAAAGT